CGTTTGTCGCGCAACACGGCACGAATCCTTACAAGACGCAGTGGGCAGCAGCGCTTGAAGGCGCGAAGGGCGCAGGTGCTACTGTTGAAGATGAAAACGCTGGGACAGGCAGCTGCTTGGTGGCACGCGGTCAAGAGGCTTACACTGACGGTCTGCCTGCAACGCCATCGCTGCTGATCGTGCCGCAGTTCTACAAGGATGGCAACCTATACCAAGACGTGCCTCCGTTTGTCGCCGAGGATAGCACGATGCGGTTCACCGTGAGCCGCAACACGACGGCAACGCGTGTCAATAGCAGCGGGTTGATTGAGAGCGTAGCCAGCGGAGTGCCTCGGATTGACTGGCTGGGGCAGTCGTGCCCTGCATTGTTGGTGGAGGCGAGTGGGCAGAATTTGGCGTTGCAAAGTGCAGGGTTTCAAGTAAGTGGAAATTGGGCACCTACGAACATCAGCGTAAGCACAGGCACAACGGCTGCGTTTACCGCTCCTGATGGTTCGACTGATGCGGATTTATTGACAGCAACTGCGAATGGTAGTGCAAGGATTATTCAATCGTTTTCTTTTGTTTCGGGAACAACATACACCTATTCTGCATTTGCAAAAGCAGGTAGCGGGTTCTTTGGCCTAACGATGGAGAACGGAGGTGTTGCAAGCGGAGCCGCAGTCATTTGGAATTTGAACACTGGTGCGGTTGCAGTTAGTGGAACACAAGGAACTGGCTACGCTTTGCAGTCGCAAGGCATTGAAAATTACGGAAATGGCTGGTATAGATGCAGAATGACAGTTTTGATGAGCGTAAGTGTGACAGGGAACATTCGTGCCAATACGGCCGATGGAACGATGTCAAGCACTGTAATTCAAAGTGCCAGCGGTAATACTGCGTATGTCTGGGGCGCACAGGTCGAAGTCGGCAGCGTAGCGACCACCTACATCCCCACAACGGCAGCAGCAGTCAGCCGTGCCGCTGATGTCATCAGCGCATCGGGGGCGCTCGTGAGTGGCCTGATAGGCCAAACCGAGGGGACTATTTATGCGGAGGTGGATGTGAGGAGTTCAAGTGCTGGTTCTTTTATATCAATAGACGTTGGTGATGGCAGTAATTTTATCATAATAGCAAAATCGTCAAATTTTACTATTTTGGTTCAATTAAGAAGGGCAAATGGGTCTGTTGTAGCCATTATCACAAGCAGCGCAGTTTCTATTGGTGTTCATAAGATAGCACTGGCTTATACTAATGGCAATTACGTTCTTTACATTGACGGCAATAGTGGGGGAATATCAAGCGATTCAACGAATTATCCTGCATCAACTTTAACGCGATGCAGCTTGGCCAATACGAGTTACGGCATCTTCAACGAACGCATCCGCGCCGCCGCACTATACACCACGCGGCTATCTAACGACCAACTCGCCGAATTAACCCGACTATAAATGCCGACATTCCGCAAATACGCCTTTCCCAACGAAGCGACATTCACAGCGCTACCAGTGCCGCAAGGCTTCGCAGTGCCGCTGGGTGAAATAGAGGGCACTTACTGCGTCGACATTCTTTGGGATGCAGAGCCGCAAGCCGACTACCTGCCCTTCGAGTGCTGGCCTCCGCCTGTCGGGGTGCATACCTTCCTTGGCTGGGATGACCAGTACGGCAAAGACTACACCGAGCGCGACGACGTATCTAACACACTAAACGAAGATTAACAATGATCGACTTCCTCAAATCAATCGGCATCAACCTCGGCCTGACCATCGCTGGCTTCTTCGGCGCACTACTGCTCGCGCCCAAGATGAAGAACTGGAAGATGCAGCTAATCGCAGTCCTTTCCGGCACACTCTCCGCAACCTACATCGCGCCTGTCATCATCGGCATCCTCAATATACAAGCACCGAACATCGAGTACGGCCTCGCCTTCATCGTCGGATTTTCAGGTGTCAAGATTACAGAAGTATTAGAACATCGTATTTTGCGGCTTCTAAAGTCGACACCACCAAACCAATAATATGAAGATAACCCGACGCGCAGCCAACGTCCACACGATTGACTGCGAGGGGAAGGAGGCGGAGTTTCTGCTCATCAGCGACCTGCACTGGGACAATCCGAAGTGCGATCGCGATCTACTAAAAAGCCACCTCGACGAAGCCGTGCGCCGCAACGCCAAGGTCATCATGAACGGCGACACGTTCTGCCTGATGCAAGGCAGAGGCGATCCACGCAGAGGCAAGGATGATATACGACCTGAACACAACAAGGGCAACTACCTGCAAGCCGTAGTGAACGATGCTGTGCAGTGGTTCAAACCATACGCCAAGCACATCGCGCTGATTGGCTATGGCAACCACGAAACGAGCGTCATCCGCAATGTAGAATTTGACGCGCTGCAGATGTTCGTCATGCTCTTGAACCACGAGTGCGGCACTGACGTCCAACTCGGCGGCTACGGCGGCGCGATACTGTTTGGCTTTGCCCATTCACCGAACACCAACCACTACACACGCTTTGCCATGCACTACTTTCACGGATCAGGAGGAGGAGGCGTAGTGACCAAGGGTGTCATCCAAGACCAGCGGATCATGGCGATGGTTGAAGGCTACGACTGCACATGGCAAGGTCACGTCCACGAGCTGTACCACCACATCAACGTCATCAGCTACCTCAACCGAACCAACTACATGATGAGGCAGCGGCCACTGCATCAGATCAGGACTGCGACGTACAAGGAGGAATATGCAGGCGGAGTGGGTGGCTTCCACGTCGAGAGGGGCAGGCCGCCGAAGCCGCTCGGCGGTTACTGGATGAAGTTGAGCCTTGTTAAGATTGTAAATGAGAAAATAGAAACCCGCGTTATTGATGCGACGTTTACGACGACCAGTACCCGATAGGGGGCAAGTGAGGGCAATATGCGGCCTTATGTACCTAATAGGGTACAAAATGGCGGCAAATGATATTTAATTTTGCAACCTAATCAGGTCAAATGCGAAACATCAAGTACCTCGTCGTCCACTGCACGGCGACACCTCAATCAACGACGATTGATTCAATCCAAAACTACTGGCGGACCAATCTGAAATGGAAGTCACCGGGCTATCATAAGATCGTAAAAGCCAATGGAGAAGTAATTACCTTGGCTGATGATGAAGCCATCTGCAACGGCGTTGCTGGCTACAATTCGCTTAGCCTCCACGCCAGCTACATCGGCGGCGTTGATAGCAGAGGCAACCCGGTCGACAATCGCACACAAGGGCAAAAAGACGCGCTTTCACAAGTCTTGCATCAATGGCGCGCCAAGTACCCAGCGGCCAAGATCCTCGGCCATCGCGACTTCCCAAAGGTAGCTAAAGCCTGTCCATCATTCAATGCTGCACAGGAGTACGCTCATATTTAGCTTGCTGCTGCTATTCGCTTGCTGCCGAAAGCCTGCGGAGGTCATCCGCACGAGTGCTGTCGTGCACACGGACCGGCAGGTCGTCACCGCTGGAAGCTTGACCGAGTTGACGCTCCCTGACCTCTGCGACAGCGCTGGAATCGTCAGACGCTTCGCATTGCGTGATAGCACAAAAACAAGCGTTCTAAGCGTCGCAAATTCAGGGACTGGCATTGTCATCCGTCTGCGCAGAGATACTGTCGTAGAGCGGCTTATTTTGCGCGATACGACAATCGTAGAGCGCACTGTTGTAGTTCAGCCGAAGAAGCGCAAAAGCAGGTGGCCGATACTGCTTGTCGGGGCGATTTTGGGACTGCTGGCCAGCGTCGTTTTGTTCGCACGTTTGAGGTAACGGCAGAAAATCAAGGCTTCAAAATCAATGGTGTCTGAAAGTTTTTTTCAGAAAGTGCCCATACGCGCTGGAAACGCAGAAAAAAAAATAAAAAAACATTTGGAACGTATATATATATGTATGTACATTTGCATATACCAAAACGGAAAAAAACACACTAACCCTTTAAACCCAAAAACAATGACTACCACAAACATCAAATTAGAGCAAAAGATTAAAGCTGATTTTATTGCATACTTTGGCAGAGAGCCTAAAACATTTAAAATGGAAAATCAATATGCTTATGCTGATGGTTTTTATTGTACGATTTTAAATAATAAAACCATAAAAAAAATACACGGCACAAGTTGGAGAAGGGAAATTTACTAAACCAACCACCAAGGGGCGCGACTTGACAACGCGCATTCTTTTAACCCTCTAAACCCAAACCCAATGCAACACGACATCATCGCTCACACACCCATCACCCTTGACAACGGCAATATCGTTGAGGCCTACATCCACAAGCTGCCCAGCGGGATGTACGCAATGCACGCCGAATATCCGTTCCGGTCAAACAGCAACCCGACGCGAACACGTCAAATTGTAGACGCGCTATTTCGCAGCCAACACCGCGACTGGTTCCGATTCATCCGCTTTCAACGCTCATCAACACCTCTACCAATGCCAACCTTAAACCCAACCAAACCATGAACTTCATCCCTGCATACCTCTACGCGTGGCATCGCCACATCCGTTACATGATGGAACGAACAGCAACGCCTTCATCCAGCGAAACCAAGAAGCCGCTGACCTTCAATTACGAACTCTACGGCAGATACCTCCAAGCACGTCAAGACCTTTTAAACCAAATCTAACTATGCAACAAGTACCAACACTGTGGGATCGCATGAGAGGCGAAACCCGCGACGCCATCCAAAGCTACGAACACCCGCACAGCAGAGAGTTCTGCGTTGAGTTCCTAACACGCAAGCACTTCTATACACTCTGCACCTTCGACGAAATACAAACGCTGCTTGTAGTGCTGGGCAAAGACCGCACACTGTCTAACTTCCAAAACCTATTCTACCCATGAGCAACCTACTACTGATCCTCCCCTTCCTGCTAAGCATGGTCTACATGATGGCGGACTTCCACGACCGCTGGTGGTGGTACATATCATTCTGCGCGCTGCCTATTATTTATTTATGTATATTTGCATACCTAAAACATACCAATGAACTCAACAAAGAAGATGACACCTACACTTTCTAACCAGTCCAAAATGCAACTTACTTCTGTCTACTGCGAGGCTGACACCCTCACCCTATGCCGAGCGCGTTATGGCAGCATCCGCGCCGCGTTGAACTTCGCTGCCAACCAACCAACTAAACCAACAAAAAATGCACCAATTCAAAACAACGAACATTAAAGGGAAACCCTACGTCGAAGTAGTCGAGCGCCTCAAATACTTCCG